CTGCTTGGATATCAAAGAAAATAGCTTTTGCTAAAAAGGTAAAACCTGAGAAAATTTTGATTATTGCCAATAAATTAGATACATCTATGGAGATGGCAAACAAGATAAGAATGTTTATTAGTCAATGGCCATCTTGGGTGGGTATTGATTTTGCAGCGGAAAAAAATTCACAAAAACATTACAAAACAAATAACGGATGTGAAGTAAAAGCGGTAGCAACATCAAAGGATGCTCTTCGTGGTTTTACACCAACAATTCTTGTATTTGACGAGGCTGCGTTTATTGATGCGGACTCTGACTTCTGGGCTGCTTGTATGGCCTCACTTTCAACTGGAGGTAAAGTTATTGTGGTATCAACACCAAATGGTTATGATGCAATTTACTATGAAATATATAATCAAGCAAGTAGGGGAATGAATGATTTCAAAATCTCTGAGATGTTTTGGTTTAGAGACCCAAGATACACAAAAGATTTGTACTTAGTTAAAACTCAAGATACAATCCATTACCTTCTCAATAAAGAAGAATACCCCAAAGATGAAATTATTAGTTGGGAAAATATTCAATTTGAGGACAGAAACTTCGAGGAACTTAAACTGATGATGGATTCAGGTTACAAACCCTGCTCTTCTTGGTTTGAAGGTATGGTTAAAAAATTGAAATATGATAAAAGAAAAGTATCTCAAGAGTTAGAGTGTAACTTCCTTGGTTCTGGTGATAATGTCTTTGATTCTTTATTGATGCAAAGGGTAAAAGAGAATATGATTAGAGAACCCCAAAATAAAATGATTGGTAACTCTTTATGGATTTGGAAAGAACCTGTGATGGGTCACAAATATGTAATGGGTGTGGATGTGAGTAGAGGGGATAGTGAGGATTTTAGTTCATTCCAAATTATTGATTTTGATGAAAGAGAACAAGTTGCGGAATATGTGGGAAAACTTCCACCTGATACAATGGCAGAAATATGTTACAAATGGGCTAATATGTATAATGCTTTTATTGTAATAGATATTACTGGAGGTATGGGTGTATCAACATCTAGAAAACTCCAAGAAATGGGTTATAAAAATCTGTATGTTGATGGGGTTGATTTGGCAAACAAATGGAAGTATGACCCAAAAGCTTTGGATAAAATACCTGGTCTCAATTTTAACAACAAACGAGTTCAAATAATCGCATCATTTGAAGAAGCGATGAGACATCAGTTCAAGATATATAGTTTACGATTATTCAATGAAATGAATACTTTCGTTTATATTAATGGAAGACCTGACCACCAAAAAGGACAACATGACGATTTAATTATGTCTATCGCTATGGCAACATATGTAGCAGAATCATCATTCACCAGTTTGGAAAAAGTAACCGAACAAACTAAGGCTATGTTGGAATCTTGGTCAGTTGCAAATAATGAAAACGCTTCTAAACAATTGGATTTTAATCCTGTGATACCTTATGGTCACGAAAGAATAAATCAACGAAATGTTAATGCAACAAGAGAGGATTATCAAAAATATGGTTGGTTATTTGGAAACAACGGACGATAATATTTATAAAATAAAACATATGGGACTAGTAAACAGAAAAAAATCAGGAAAGAAATTGAATGGGACAAAAATGATTGTTGAAGGTCAAGGTGTTAGTACAGTCGCTAAACCAACTCCATTTTCAGGAGAAAAATTAAAATTAACTCCAGTTAATAACCAACAAACAAATTAAACACTTGAGTTAGTTCTTATTTATGATAAATTAATTATATGGAACAAAAGAATAATTTAACGGTTTGGCAGAGACTTTCACACGCCTTCGGACCGAACGCTTTATTGAATCAGGATTATCCAACTTATAAGTTTGATAAAAAGGAGTTGTTGAGAACTCCATCCAAACAAGAATACGATAAGGAGTTACTTCAAGCACAACAAACATATTATTTGGCCAACCAATGGACAAAAATTGAGAGTAATTTATATACACAAGCAGTGTACTATGAACCAACTAGGTTGGCATCATTTTACGATTATGAATCAATGGAATATACCCCCGAAATATCTGCAGCATTAGACATTTATGGTGAAGAATCAACAACTGTAGACCAAAATGGTAATATGTTACAAATTTATTCCGAATCAAAAAGAATAAAATCAATATTAGCTGATTTATTCAATAATGTATTAGATATCAATACCAACTTACCAATGTGGACGAGAAATACTTGTAAGTATGGTGATAATTTTGTTTACCTTAAACTTGACCCAGATAAAGGGGTTGTTGGTTGTATGCAATTACCTAACATTGAGATTGAAAGATTGGAAAGGGGTATGCCTGCTCAAGCAAGTAGACAAAATGTTGAAGAACCTGCGGAAAACAAAGGTCTTAGATTTAAGTGGAAAGCCAAGGATATGGAATTCAACTCTTGGGAAATTGCTCACTTCAGATTATTGGGAGACGATAGAAAATTACCTTATGGTACTTCTATGTTAGAAAAAGCTAGAAGAATTTGGAAACAATTATTACTATCAGAAGATGCTATGTTGATATATAGAACATCAAGAGCTCCTGAGAGAAGGGTATTCAAGGTTTTTGTTGGGAATATGGATGATAAGGATGTTGAACCATATGTACAAAGGGTTGCTAATAAATTTAAACGAAGTCAAGTTGTTGATTCACAGACAGGTAATGTTGATATGAGATTTAATCAGATGGCTGTTGACCAAGATTACTTTATTCCTGTTCGTGACCCTGCTGCAACAAATCCAATTGAAACTTTGGCTGGTGGACAAAATTTGGGTGAGATTGCGGACATTGAATATATTCAAAAGAAACTACTTACTGCCTTGCGTGTACCCAAAGCATTTTTAGGTTTCGAAGAACCAGTTGGTGATGGTAAGAATTTATCCCTTATTGATATTCGTTTCGCAAGAACAATTAATAGAATTCAAAAATCAATGGTTGCTGAAATGAATAAAATAGCAATCATACATTTGTTTTTACTTGGTTTCGAGGATGAATTATCAAACTTCACACTTTCTTTAACTAACCCATCAAGTCAAGCTGATTTACTCAAGATTGATATATGGACAAGTAAAGTTGATTTATACACAAAATGTGTTACAGCTGTTGAGGGTATTGCCCCAACTTCAGTATCTTGGGCTAAAAAACATATTTTGGGATTTTCAGACGAGGAAATCAAATTAGACTTACAACAACAAAGAATTGAAAAAGCTATTGGTGCAGAATTAACTAATACTGCAACAATTATAACTCATACTGGTATTTTTGATAATATCGATAAATTATATGGTAATGTATCTGGTGGTACAGCCTCTGAACAAGCCCCTGGTGATATGGGTAGTGAACCACCATCAGGGGGTGCAGAAATACCACCACCTCCCCCACCTTCAGGCGGACCTGAATTAGCACCTGAATCTACTAAACGAGACAATCTGAATATATTATTAGAAAGTGATAATTTAGTCGATGTTGATTCATTTATTGACTTGTCTAAGGCAAGAAACTATTTGGGTGAAATGGAAAATGAGTTAAATAAACTTTTAAATGATTGATATTTATAAATAAAAAGATTATGAAAGTCGGAATATTAAAATCCAAAATAGAAAAGAAACTCGTTGATAGTTACAAAACAAACAAACTAAATGAAAATTTGAAGGTCTTCAAGAAACTAGTTTTAGAAAACAAAAGAATAAGTAATTTATTTTTTATTTATGATGAAATGTCGTCAAAAAAAGGATTTGGTAACAAAGAAAAAGCGAATGACTATATCAATGAATGTGTAAAAATATATGAAAATAATTATAACAAAGTATCACTTAAGGAATGGAAAAAACTAATGAGTTGGGTTGGTGAAACTAATGTAGAAAATCAATACGACCAACTAGATACTTTTTTTAATTCGGATATTCTTCAAATAGAAAATAAGGTTGAAAGTAAAAACATTATAGTTGAGAACCTAATCCAATCTGAAAACAAAAAAGCTCCTCAAGTTAATTTACCAATCAAAACAATGGTGAATGTTGTAAATACAACAATTAACAAACACATAGAAAAATTGGACGAGGAAACAAAAAAAGAGTTAAAGTCTCTTTTTGAGGGTGATGTAAAGGAACTAGAAAAAAAATACTTAACGATTAAAGAAGAAGTGGTTACCAAATTAGAGTCACTAAAAAACACATCAGACACTGATACAAATAATAGAATAGACCAATCTATCAAAAAAATTCAAACTGAAAAATTTGATAAATTAAATTTCTACAAATTGAAGACACTTAATGAAAGTATTTAATTATACTTTTCTTTGTTCTTCTCAACATACTTTGCTTTATTGACTTGATTTCTTCTGATAATCGATGGTTTAGTGAATTCCTTTCGATTTCTTAATTCTGACATCAACTTAGTCTTGATTACTTTACTTTTGAAGAGTTTTAAAGCCTTCTCAATTGGGGTGTTATTATCTACTTTGATTATAAGCATTTCATATTTTTTATGGTTTATTTATTTTTTGACTTTCAGTTTAAATTTAATTACTTTTTTGTTAAATAAACGGAAATTAAATTATTTTTAATGAAAAAGGGTAAAACCTCAAAACTACAAGGATTCAAATCAACAAAAGTAACTTACGGCACAGTAGACTCATTTGAACTCAAATCATTATATCTCAATATCCAAACTTGGGTAGAACCTAAAAGAGAATCAGAAAATTGGACAAGAGTTGTTCTTAATCTCTCAAGAGCCATCAAACACACAATTCTTAATCACTTAGACAAAAAATTATTCAAAGACCAATATATTGTTGATTTAGACCTAAGACCAAGTGGAATACATTTAGGAAAAAAGTCTTTTTCTAATTTGGAAATCAATTTATTTTTAAATGAAACTAATGTCGACTTCAAAGATAGTAAACTCAAAGAAAGTTTAAAAGACATCGTAAAAAATATTTTAAACCAAAATTTCTACAAAAATGAATACTTTGATTTCTACCTTTCTAAAAAGAACAAATCCCCAGAAGTATAAATATCAATTCTAAGATATTTATTTTTAAAAAACACTATGGAATTGAAGTTATTGAAAGCAGGACAATCAGGTAAAGGAATTCTTATTGAAGAGGATGCTGGTTTCGTTTCACCTACCCACGAGGAAAATGCGAAGTTAATTAAAGAATCTAAAAACTTTCTTGACCACTCCAAACCATTCGAATTTTATGCTGTATTACAAAAATATAATACTCCAAATAGAAATGGAAGGGTATATCCCGAAAAGATTTTAAAAAGAGAAGCTGAAAACTATAAAAAGATGATTCAGAAAGGTACATCATTATCTGAACTAAATCACCCTGAATCATCTCTCATCGACCTTGATAGAGTATCTCATATCATTACAGAAATATGGTGGGAAGGTCCTATTCTAATGGGTAAACTAAAACTTTTAACAAGTCCTGGATTTCACGAAAGGGGAATTGTGTCAACCAAAGGGGATATGGCAGCAAATTACCTCAGACAAGGAGTTACTTTAGGTATTTCATCAAGAGGTGTTGGTTCTCTAAAAAAGGTGGGTGAACAAAATGAAGTTCAAGATGATTTCGAATTAATTTGTTTTGATTTAGTTTCTTCACCATCAACACCAGGTGCATATCTTTTCTTAAATAAAGAAGATAGGGATATGTACGCTGAAAATCTTGAAGAAGATAAAAAAATGGCACTTGAGAGAAATGTTGGAGAAAAAGGTAACGCAAGTCTTGACTTAATGAATAAATTGGCTAAACTTGGGTATTAGTAAATTTAAAATTTTTAGTATGGAAGACGGTCAAAAATATTTTGTTGCAAAGATTGCCGAGGATTTAGTCGATGACGAATCAGGTAAAGTGAAAAAAATTAAAGTGGAAAAATTAGTTATGGGTTATAATCCAACTGATGTTGAAGCCAAGGTTACAAAAATCTATGAACACTACACACAAGATTGGAGAATAACGGCAATCGTTGAAAGTAAAATAGACGAAGTAATCGAATAGTTTTTTACAAAAGAAATTATTTAAAAATTAAGGGAGTTTTTGACTCCCTTTTTTTTGTTTTATACAAAAATGAATTTTTTTCACATTATCGACATATTTATAAATAAAAAATTGAAAATGACAGAAAAAAATTCACTTGTTGAGGAAGCAATAATTTCAATGAAAAATTTGGAAGAATTAGTTGCTGAAAATGCAAAAGGAATACTTGCCTCTACTATGAGACAAGAAATCAAAGATTTAGTAAAAGAATCTCTTAACGAAGCTGATGATGAATCAGACGAAGAGATTGAGGACGAAACTGAGTTTGATTCAGACGACACCGAAGACGATTTCGAAGATGATTTCGAAGGTATGGATGATGAAGACGAAGGAGAGTTCGAAGATGAAGAAGAAACGATTGACCTTACGAATGAGCCAATGAGTACGGTTATGAAAGTCTTCAAAAAAATGGGTCCTGAAGACCAAATTGAAGTCCAAAAAGACGCCTCAGGTAATATTCATTTAACAGACAATGAAACTGATAATGAATATATGATTATGTCTGAAAGCGAAATGGAGGAATATTTTGGTGATATGGAAGAAGAAGATGAAAGCTTCGAAGATGAACCTTATTCAGAAAAAGGTCTTTCACCAGAAGAGGAAGAAGATTTGTTAGGTGATTTATTACCTGAAGAAGAACAAATGTACGAAATCGAAATGGAGGAAGATATGGATATCGATTATGACTTAGGTATGGGTGATACCACTGACGAAACTATTTATGAAATCGAAATGGACGAAGATTATATGATGGACGAAGAAATGGACGAAATGTATGATTCTATGGATGAGGAAATGTACGAAGATGACATGACTATGATGGAATCAAAAAAATCTATGAAACCAAAAGGTGTAGGAATCGGACACGGACCTAAATTCGATTATGGAAAAATTGTTGATTTTCCAACAAAGAAAATGAAAAAGGGTGATGAAGCACCATATATGGGAAAAGGACCTAGATATGAATTCGATAAAAAATCTCCAAGTTTGAGAGGTGAATTCAAAGAAGGTAAATATGGGATGAATAAAGGCGACAAATCAAAAACTCACAAAGGAGAAGAAGATTATACTGGAAAAAAAGGTATGGAGTCTAAAACTCACAAAGGTAAAGATTTTGAAAAAATGGAAACCAAAGAAGCTTCTCGTACTTACGGAATGGGTTCAAAATCAGGTCGTGGATTAAGAAAAGGAATTACTCCTAACAGAAATTTAACTTTCGAATCTGTTGACCACAAAGAATTAGAAATCCTAAGAGAAAAAAATGAAGAGTATAGAAAAGCTTTAAATGTTTTCAGAAACAAATTGAACGAAGTAGCTGTATTCAATTCAAATCTTGCTTACGCAACAAGATTATTTACTGAACACTCAACTTCAAAACAAGAAAAAATCAATATCCTACAAAGATTTGATGGTGTTGAAACTATTAAAGAATCTAAAAATCTTTACAAAACAATCAAAGACGAATTGTCTACTTCTAAAGGACAACAAGTTAATGAATCAATCGAAAGAACAATTCAAAAGACACCTACAACAGGTTCAGCAATTAATCTTATTGAATCAAAAACTTATGAGAACCCTCAGTTCTTGAGAATGAAAGACTTAATGTCAAAACTAAAATCAAAAATAAACAAAACCTAAAAACAAATACAAAATGGGAGCATTATTAGAATCGGGTCTTGTTGGTAACATTGGTTTGAAACACCTTAAAGTTATCAAAGAAGATACTATTAACAAATGGGATAAATTAGGATTCCTTGAAGGTCTTAGAGGCCACCTAAAAGAAAATGTAGCTCAGTTATATGAAAACCAAGCTTCATTCTTAATCAACGAAGCAACTTCTGATGGATCTTCTGGATCTTTCGAAACTGTTGTTTTCCCTATCGTAAGAAGAGTATTCTCTAAATTGTTAGCGAATGACATCGTATCTGTACAAGCTATGAACTTACCTATCGGTAAATTGTTCTACTTCGTACCTAAAATCCAAGGTTATAGTGGTGGTACTTTCACAGGTGCTTATCCTACTAACTCTGGTGACCACTACGCACCTGTAGGTTCTCCTGGTAACTATCCTGGTAATCCTAATAGTGGTTACGGTGCAGCTACTGACTCTGGATCATACAATCCACAATACCAAAAAAATCTTTATGATTTATTCTATGAAGGTAATGAAGCTGGTTTAGACCCTGCTGGTTTATTTGACTATTCAAAAGGTCGTTGGTCTGCAGTTACAGCTAACACAGTTGTTCAAACTTGGTCTAATGGTTCATTAACTAATTATGTACCTGAAGCGGGTAACTACAGAAAAGTAATTATGAAACTTTGTGGATGGTCTTCATTCCCAGGTTATGGT